GAAGTGATCGAAAAGGGTAAGGGCACTGAAATCCATGTGGGTATTGCATGAGCGAAGCAGCTGCTAAGTACATGAAGAACAGAAAGGGCTCAAGCAAGCCCGAGCAGCACGAGCATCATCGGTCCAGGGAGGAAGATGGCGCGCTCGCCAGGATGCGCCTACTTGCGAAGAAGTACGGGGTCAAGTTGGACAACGACGGCGAGGGCGGCTTGCCTTCCAGCCTCGTGCTTGCTGTGCTGAAGCGAGATCATTTCGAGTGCAAGCGCTGTCAAGGCAAACGTGGAAAGCCAATCACAGTTCACCACAAAGGTGGGATCGTTGAAAGCAAATGGCTGAGTGAGAAAGGACACAACAACGATCCGAACAACATCGTGACACTATGCACGGCGTGCCATGACGATGTGCATGAGAAAGCCAGGGCAGAAGGTGTAGACTCCAGCCAGGTCAAGCCGAAGGGTGATGACTTCAAAGGGCAGCACGGGCACGATTGATCGGAGGTACGTTAGTGGGTGAAGCACCTTCTGATTCTGTGGTGAAGCCTGGTGACTTGATCAAGCTCGGGCCGCATAAGCTTTTGTGCGGGGATTCGACTGACTTGGCTTGTGTCAAGCACTTACTTGGCTCTGTGACTCCAAAGCTTGGGTTCACATCTCCACCATACTTTGACCTAAGAGCGTACAAGGGCGGATTGAACCTAGGCTGTGAGCATCTGGCAAGCTTTCTTGTGGCTCCTTGTGATGTGTGGGCTGTAAACTTGGGGATTATAATAAGGGGTGGTGAAATTCTGAAGTATTGGGATACATACCTTGATCATGCTAGATCTCTTGGCTTGAAGCTTTTGAGCTGGAATGTGTGGGACAAAGGCTCGGCTAGCTCAGCAGGAAGTATGAATGCTATGTTTAGCATTCAGCATGAGTTCATTTTCGTTTTTGGCAAGCACCCTGTTGTTCTAAATCGTACTGAGCCGAACAAGCAACCAAATGATCATCCGTCGAGTACACGTGATAGACAAAAGGATGGATCTACTTCTTTTCGATTGTATGGCCCCATACAACGCTTCCGACAACTAGGCACTGTCATAAAACAAGCTCCACAAATGGCACGCAACCTTGGATACGATTTTCCTGCGGCGTTTCCTGTTGAGCTTGCAGAACGATACATAAAAGCATGCACGCATCAGGGAAGCACTGTGTACGATCCTTTCGGTGGCTCTGGGACAACTCTCATGGCTTGTGAAAAGACTGGTCGAGCTTGCCTGACGATGGAAATCGTGCCTAGCTACTGTGACTTGATTGTGCAACGTTGGCAGCAGGAAACGGGACAGAAAGCAAAACGATGGGAGGCTGCCTAATGGATGCAAGCTCCTTGAAAGCGGTTGTAGACATGCGGCTCAGGGCTGACCGCCAGGCCTCTGGGCCCGCTGTGGGCTCGCTAGAGGCGCCAGGCAAAGAAGCCTATGGCTTGCAGCTATCCGGGGAATCTCAGGAGCAGATACCTGGCAAGGCTCGTGCGAGTTGGCGCTTGTACGTTCCTCCCTACAAGGAACTGACTGGGCTCATGAGCAAGCGAGCACTGGAAGAGCACCTGAAGTACTACGCTGAGCACTTTACACAGGCTCAGACAGACGAAGGAATGGCTCCATTCATTCGGTCTCAGTCAGATGAAGCTCACTGTGCTGCAAGCGCAATCCTACACGAGCTTTTCTTTGAGGGCTTGTCTGTTCTACCTTCTCCACCATCTGTTTCTGTACAAAGCGCATTGATCAACAGATTCAACAGCGTTGATTCTTGGTGGGACGAGATGATTCAAGTTGGAGTGCTAGCACATGGTTGGGCCGTGACCGTTGTGTCTCCGAAGGACCATCAGGATATTCAAACGGTCTTGCTTGATCCAGGAGAAAGCAACTTCCCTCCAGGGTACATGCCGATCTGCGCAGTCGATTGTCATGAGCATGCTTATTGGATGGACCATGGATTTGACAAGAAGAGGTATCTTGAAGCAATGAAGAGGTTCATAAACTGGGAAGCTCTCGACGAGAGGTTCTCCTTTGCAACGAGGTAGCACATGGGCGATCCACAAAAGCTGAAGGCATTCATAGACAAAGACCAGCAGGACGAGTCAGACGGCCAGGGGGACCAAGGTGACCAGGGCGATGGTGACCCTGATGACGAGCAGGACACCAGCGAGGAAGCACAGAATCAGCGCAAGATGAACCCAGAAGTGAGCTACATGGAACTCGACCAGGAAGCGGGAGCGTTCGCCTGTGGCGAGTGCATCCATGTACACCCAGGTGAAGAGGACGGGGAAGGCTCGTGCATTCACAAGCTGGTCCGAGCCAAGGTGTCCACGAAGAACGGAAGCTGTGACCTGTACAGTCCGGCTGAAGCGAACATCGTGTTTCCTCCTGGAGAAGGGGGCGCTGAAGATGAAGAAGACGAAGAGCTGGACGAAGAAGATGAGAGCGAGGATGAGGACGAAGAGTACGACGAGGATGAAGACGAGGGGTAAGTGCCTCCGAAGTTGCGGCCTTTCTACACTGTGCTCGAAGAGCACCAACGATTGCTCAGTCGCCTGACCGATCGTCGTGCTCTTCCTCGTCTGAAGAAGTTGTACGAAGAAGCCCATGATACTGTTGCACGCAAACTACGAACTCGGCTCAGTCCAGCCCTCAAGGATACGTTCACTACCCATCAGCAACGAATAGTCCTTGCCCAATTGAAGCAAGGGCAGCTCCACATTGCAGGTGCTCTGGCAGGCGAGCTATCCGACGTGACGAAGGAAGCACAGATAGACTCTGTGCGAGGGCTTGCGCGCAACATAGCCAAGCTTGAGAAGCACTTCACAGGCGCAGAGATCACCATACCAATAGACGAGGCTTGGAAGCTGCACAGTCTCGTAGGGAAACGCCGAGCTGCACTGGACACCATGCACCAGCGGAGCATTGCAAGGTGGGGAGCCAGGCTGTTCAACACAGTGCATGAGTCCACGTCAATGGCGCTCGCCACGAGCGCAACGACGGAAGAAGCTATCGAGCTGATCCCGAAAGCAGCAGCAGACGAGTGGTGGCAGGGCGAACGGATAGTGAGGACAGAAACCGCATGGGCTGGGAATCTTTCTATAAGTGACGGGATCAAGGAATCGGCCGAGATTTTGCCAGACCTGATGAAGCGGTGGACGGAGCATGTAGATGATAACTCAGGCCAGCCATTGGATGACCGTGTTGCGCCTGACTCGCTTGCTATGCACGGGCAGATAACAGACGCGGATGGCGAGTTTGACTTCCCTGATGATGCAGAGGACATGACACCACAGGCAATCGCTTCCATGAAGGCTCGTGGACCTTGGACTGCGCCTCCGAATCGACCGAATGATCGGGCCTCTATTCAACCATGGCGTGAGTCTTGGAACATTCCAGCCTATCGCCTTGTTGGTGGTGGGCGTGTTTGGGTGTAGCAAAGGGGATCTGAATGGCACTCCAATTCAAGAAGCTCAAAGCTCTTGTTGACAGAGAGTCTCCAAAGAAGAAGCGCCCCGAAGATGACGAGCTTGATGGCTACAGCACAGACGACGCCAAGCTTGCCAAGTACGTTGAGGAGGAAGGCGAGAAGGTCAACGACAAGGGCGTTGACCCAGATACCAAGAAGCTCTTGAAAGATTACGACCCTGATCACAATCCTGCGTCATGGGTTAGGGATGAAGCAAAGTGGGAGCGAGCGAAAGAGGCTGTTGACCCAGAAGGCGAAGGGGCCGAGAAGTACGATACTCCGTACGCCGTCGTAGTCTACGTATATAAAAGACTCGGTGGGAGGGTTAAGAAAACAAAGGGTGACAGGTGACTCTTGTAGAAAGATTTCTTGCGCTCGTTACGGTTGAGCCTACTACAGGCTGCTGGCTTTGGCGTGGTGATCGCGCGAACAATGATAGGCCAGCAATAAAGGTGGCTAGCGTTTGGCATGTAGCCGCACGACTTTCGTACGAGCTTTTTGTTGATGCAATCCCACCTGGACTGTTTGTTTGTCATACATGTGATGTTGGTGAATGTGTACGTCCAGATCATTTGTGGGTTGGCACGCATGCAGAAAATATGGCTGATGCAGCGCGCAAAGGGCGCATGCATCGGGGTGAGTGTCATGTTTTGCACAAGTTGACTACTGTGCAGGTTGCACAGATCAAGGCCAAGTATAAGCCATACAAGGTAACGGCACTTGAACTAGCCATAGCATACGGCGTCAGTCAAGGTGCTATACGAAGCATAATCAACGGTGACAACTGGGGATGGATGGGCGGTAGGATCAAAATCAAGAAGGAGTAGGTCATGAACTGGGAAGAGCACAACAATAGTTTGCTGTCACAAGGCATTGCTCCTGTTCCAAAGCACCGTCAGGCAATTGATGCGTTTTCTGGTGCTGTAGGTAAGAAAGCACTGATTGAACAGCATCGTGCCAGTGAGCACTTGTTCAAGCCTCCTGAAGAGTCAGCACATACAGGCAGCGAAAGCTACGCGGACAAGATCAAGCCTCAAGTAGTTCAGTCTTTTCAGAAGACGTACAAGGACATTGTCAAAGAAGGAACCAACCCAAAGCAGGCGCATGCCATTGCTGTTTCTGTTGCGATCAGAGAGCACGGCTTATCTCAAGATGACGTAGAGAAGATCACAAAGGACCATGGGCTTGGTATGCACAAAGGAGAAACTATGCGCAAATGGCCAAAGCAATCATCAAAGCAAGCAGAACACCGTGAGCTTAGGGAGATAGACGAAGCAAAAGAACTAGACATAGAAGATGCAGAAGCAGAGTACGAAGCTAAGCATCCTGAGATCACCAGACAGCGAGACAAGGATGCTGCAAAGACTTACCACAAAGAGTACAAAAGTCTTGTCAAGTCTGGGGTTGGCCCAAAAGAAGCACATGATAAGGCTGCGATGAAGGCAGCTAAAAAGCATGGGACTTCCATGTTCAATGTGGAAGAGGCTGCGAAGGGCCTAGGTGCTGGGAAGTATGGTAAAGGCACTACCAAGCTCAAAGATCCCCACAAGGAGCAACTTGCAAGGCTTCAGCAGACAAGGTCGGCACAGACCGGACCCAAGGGTGGGAGGTACTACACACTCCCAGGTGGCGGAAAGAAGTACATCTAGATTTCCAGAGCTTGCACTTTGTTGTTGATTTCGGCTAGTCTTCACACTGTAGAGGTCCACCATGGCGACCAAAGCGACTTTCAACTCTTCGATACCTACGGACGAACCGATCCTCATACGCCCAGGCGTCATGCACAGGGAGGATGACTTTCACGGAAGCGCGAAGCACTATGCGCTCCCGCCAGAGCATCCGGAGCGCACAGCCAAGGGCGATCTAGGTTTCGCAGGGTTGCCTGCGCCGACGCATTCATTTGAGAGTGGGGACGCTGCTCCGTTCGCTAACTTGCACAAAGGGTGATCAATGTTCAAGGCAACTCCGCAGGCCACAAGAAGCTTGAGAAAGATCGCCGAGACCAAGAACAATCCATCCAGCTTTGTGGAAGCTCCTCAGTATTGTGCGCAGTGCGGCGTCCCGCTCACGGGAGAGGTTCAGCACGGAGCGCACTACGGGGACAGCGCAGAACAGGCTAAGCCGAGCATTCCGACAGGAGCCATGACGCCGTTCACGCTTGGAGGAAGTTGATCAATGTGCTCAAACCAGGAACTCGCAGAGAAGTCTGGCCAGGACAAGGGCAAAGAGCCTGTCAATGTCTACGATGACATGTGTGGGAAGCACGAGGGCAGAGCTTCCGTGGAAGGCTCGTCCAAGGAGCCACCTGCACAGCCATCGCCGATGAAGATCAGTTGAAGATCAGCAGCGACAACCCCTGCTGAACAGGAGTGATAAACATGACGATGCTTTCAGAGGAAGCTGCTGATGTTGGCCAGGACAAGACCAACAAGGACTTCACGCAGAAGTACGACAGTGCGCACGGGACGTACAAAGACCCGATCGAGCAGGTCGCCGTGGAAGAGCGCCTGCCGACCGTGTCAATGCCAAAGGGTCCGGACCCGGACCCTTTTGTGATCGGGCCTATGACGGGCGGCGAGAGGATATAGCACTCGATGTCTGATCGTTTCTCGCTTGAGGGCAGTTATGCCGTCGTTCCACTGTCGCCACCAGCGTCAGCGGACTTCGACGTGATTGCAGCCATTGACGAAACAATCATTCTCAACGACAAGAGTGCAAACTCATACGACCTGGCTCTGGACGCTCCGTTCGTCGTTCCGTTTGGTGGTGTTACGAACGCGCATGTGCTCATCTTGAAGCTCATATCAGGGCTCAAGTTCAAGGCCCTCATTACAACTTCAGATGGGGCCTCGCAGACCGTCCCAGTGGACTCTTTGTTGATCATGATTGCACAGGGAGCGCCCGTCACAGCGCTTTCACTTGTGCGCACCGTGGCGACTCTGACATCTGTGCGAGTGTTTCTAGGACAAAAAGCGTAGATCACTTTTCAAAGGGAGATCACACATGACGGCACCAACTGTTCCAACCCTCAAGGACGTTCTGAACGCTGCGCATCCTTCAGAGATCGCAGATGCTCTTCGCAAGCTCGCACTCGGCACTCTTCTAACAAGTGAAGAGTACGACACTGGAACGTTCGCGATCAGCACCCCACCGACCAATGCTACCTTCACAGCAGGCGCTGGGATTCTGCCAGCCGCGACCTACTACTACCGAGTCGTGGCGAAAAGTGCAGTCGGGAACACTCTTCCATCGACAGAGACTAGCCTCGTATTAGCGGCAGTTGGCGGTGTCCTCGTGAAGTGGGGTGCACTGGCAGGCGCGACCGGATACGACATCTATGGTCGGAGCACAGGCGCTGAGCTGTACATGGCGTCGGTTGATGCGAACACGCTCCAGTGGCTCGACAACGGTTCTGTCGTTCCTGCGGGCGCATTGCCGACTGCGCTGCTGACCACGGTCGTTCTCCCGTACGAGGCAGCATACGTGCAGAGCGCACGTATTGTCACGGCGACCACAGCGTCCATCGTTGGGACGTACATGGCAGCGGACTCCAGCGCGACTGCAATCACGGCCGGTACTTCTGGCGTCGTGGGCATCTGCAAGCTGGGAGTGGACCGGAAGACGCTGACGTTCCTCACGGCGTCTGATGCAACTCGGGTGATCGTGCGCTACTCGCGGATTTCTACCCCGCTTGCGACGCCGTTCTTCCCGAACACGAAAGCGTAGTTTGGTGGACCCGAGAAGTGAACCGTACCTGGAGGGCCCAAAGCCCTCCAGGGAATAACAAAGCGAGCGGTCGCCTTTTTCGGTTGGCGTTGACTTCGCTGTGCACACGCGCACGGCGGCGGAAACAGCCGGATAGCACAGACCGGGCGAGGCACCCAAAGCAGAGGAAAGCGAGCGCAAGCTATGACACCGGAAGAGCAGGCAGCAGCACAAGAAGCAGAGAATAAAGCAGCAGCGGAAGAAGCAGCTTTGAGGGCAGCTGGAACGGACAATGGCGACGGGACGATCACACAACCAGACGGCAGGGTTGTTGTGCTTCATCCTTCAGCGTACAAGCGGATCAGGGAGGAGTCGAGGGCCAGAGGGAAGAAAGAAGCAATGAACGAGATCGAAGCAGCGGCAAAAGCAGCAGGGTTTTCTTCCCTACAGGAAGCGCTTGCAGCTGCATTTCGAGGAGGCCCCAGCCGCTCGAACGGGCATAGGGACAGGCACGACCAGCGCAATGGACAAGGCAACAGGAACGGCCAAGAGCGCCAGCTACCTGTCCAAGCAGTGGCTCCAGGGCCCGCACCGACCCCACCGAACTCTCATTCCGACAGGAAAGCCTGGGACCGTTACGAGAGAGCACGACAGCAATGGGAGAAGGATCGGGATGTGTACCGACGGAGGATTGCTTCGGAGTCGAACAAAAGGCGGGATCTCCAGCGCCAGTTGGACGCCAAGGACGCTGAGATGTCTCTCCGCGAAACGGCTGTAGCAGTCGGCGTGAAGGATGTGGACTACGCTCTGCGTTTGCTCACGCGACACTTGGAGGGCAAGCCTGAAGAAGAGCTGAAGGACTTTGACGAGTGCAAGTTCTTCGAGGGCCTTCGAGAGGGCAAGCCTTATCTGTTCGGTGAATCCGTGGTGCCTGCAACGACAGGAACGAACGGGAATACACCGATCCCGCCAAAGCCAGGCACGACCGCTGCTGCGAACGCGAAGGATGCACAGGTAGATGCGAGGGAAATGAAACAGGAGGAATTTACAGCAAAACTCCAGAAGATGGGCTTGGACCGTATAGGCTTGTAGACTGAGCAGGCATTGCCTCTTTTCTGGGCGCTGATTTGACAAGGAAGCCAGAAGCGGAATAACTTTGCGCTTGTAGGTGGCGCAACAACCGCAACACCCAGGAGAATGGCAATGCCTGACTTTTCAACGATCATTCAAGACCCCACGATTCGCCAGATCGTCCAGGAGAACATCCTGGAACGTGCGTTCCACGACGCTCTCTTTCCTCGACTTTTGTACAGAGGAGAAGCGACTCCTCAACTGTGGCCTGCCAATGTAGGCGACTCGATGGTCTTCACAGGCGTCGGGCTCATCAAGCCGAAGATGGCCCCTTTGGCTCCTGGTCTGGACCCGACCCCGTCGAGCTACCAGTCTGAGCAATGGCCTGCGACGATTCAGCAGTACGCAGACACGATCGACACTCACATGCCGACAAGCATCGTGGCGATTGCCAACCTGTTCCTTCGGAATGCTCACCAGCTCGGAATGTCTGCTGGCCAAGCACTCAATCGCCTCGTTCGTGACCGTCTGTACAACGCGGCTGTGAGTGGGAACACAGTGACGACCGTGGCTCAGGGTGGTGGTGGCTCTGCTTCGATGCACGTGCAGCGCCTGAACGGGTTCACCAAGGCTCGCCGGCCGGATCTTCCCACCGGGAGCCCGGTTCGGTTCGACACGGTCTCCGCAACGAACCCTCTCGCAATTACCATTGGAGGCTCGGCTGCTTCCGTGGTTGGTTTCACTCCGGACATTGCTGGAGACGAAGTTGGCCCTGGTGTGCTCACCCTCGCTGTTGCAACGACTTGGGCTGCACGAGTCGCTGTGCTCGCTTCGGATGCCTCGTTCTTGCAGAGGGTTGGTGGTGGGGCAACCATCGACGCGCTGACGGCTGCCAACATCATGACTCTTGCGGACATCCGCTCGGTCGTGGCTCGGTTCTGGCAGCAGAACGTTCCGGAGCAGCCTGACGGAAGGTTCCACTGTCATCTCTCTCCATCTGCGCAATCCGAGATCTTTGCAGACGCTGAGTTCCAGCGTCTGCTCACGGCTCTGCCGGACTACTACATGTACAAGCAGTTCGCCCTCGGCGAGCTTCTTGGAGTGGTCTTCTTCCGGAACTCTGAGGCGCCAATCGCCCAGACGGTCGAAGGTGGGCCGACTGCTGTGTACAGCTCTTCGGATCCTCTCGCCCTGGAGCTCTATACGACTGGCATCGCAACGGGCATTCCCGTCCAGCACACGCTGTTCGTGGGGCAAGGGCTGATCCATGAGTACTACCAGGAACTCTCGCAGCTCATCACAGAGGCAGGGGTCACCGGTCGGGTTGGAGAGCCTCGGATCACCAACAACTCCATCGAGGTTTTCTCGGAGCGCATCCAGCTCATTCTCCGTGCTCCGCTCAACCGCTTGCAGGATCTCGTTTCGACATCCTGGAAGTTCATTGGTGACTGGCCTGCGCGGACGGACGTAACGACTGGTGACGGTGCTCGCTACAAGCGCGCCACAGTGATTCAGCACGCATAGGAGCCATAGGCTTCATGGGCTGTGTTGCTGCCATCGTTCTACTTTTGCAGGGCTTGTCCCTGCATTCCGGGAGCCTTTGTGCTCCCATCTCGGCTGCCTTTGTGCAGCCTCTAGGAGCGCATGAACGACAGTTCATTTCAGGTCTAGCTGACGCTGTGACCTGGCACTCCGCAGACTCTAGATTACCTTTCGGTGATCGCGCCAGTGAGTCTGTTTACGGGCCTTTGATCCCACGGTCGGGATCTCTTTTGGCCCTGTGCAGAGAAGCAAACCCTGGCTTTTGCCATGGAACCGCTTTCTCTGCTTTTGGTGGCCCCACCTTCGCAGCTTTTTGCTGCACTCATTGGTGTGGACATTTCGATGCGCTTTACGCTCATCAAAGTAGAGCGCTGCTCGGCTCGTCTCTGTTACCCCTACGGCTCGGGTAGAGCCGGTTATTACAGAGACATCTTGCAGCGCTCTGCCACCGTTCCTCAAGGAGAACATCATGGCGAAGAAGGGCTTTGATCCAATCGAGAACGCCAAGGCGACCACGAAGGCATCTCCTGGAAGAGCTAGCACTCCAGAAGCTTCTGAGCCTGCACAACCATCCCAGCCTCTTCGAGCGAGGGGCGCACCTGGTGTTCTGGAGAACAGAGAGGCTCTGCAAGAGGGAGCTGACCACGAAACACATACGACTTTCGTGGGTGGATGTGAGGGGTGCGCAGCGGACGCCGCACGTGCAGCGGCCGAGCAGAAGGCAAAGGATGAAGAGATTGCCAAGGCTATCCCGGATTTTGCACCAACCATCGAAGCACAGCGCTTTCGTGTGACTGAGCGCAAGATCATCATGAGCAATGGGTCACTGACAACGCTGGCAGCAGGGTCGATTGTCAGTGTACTGACGCATGACCTTGCGTCCTTGCGTACTCAAAACGTGAAGATGGAGCCTGTAGAGTAGAGGCTCTTCAATGGAGGCAGTTGGCTGCACATGGCGTTCACGACCCCAGAACGTGAGAGGATCCGGTATCACTTAGGGTACGGGTCTGTCCAGCCTGCTGCTTCGATCCAATACGGTCTTCCGCGCCCTATTCAGACGATGTTCCTTGTTGAGACAGCAATGTCCAACATCCTTGTGGAAGCAGAAGACAAGATACGTCGAATCCTAGGTGTGATGGATGGCATTGAAGAACAGATGATCGACGCACAGCCACGCCTTGCAGCAACTCAGCTTGACGAGCTGCACATCCGAGGGGACGAAACAGACGCTCTGGAGAATGAGTACGTTCGATGGGGCTGTCGCCTCTCGGACATCTTGATGGTCCCCATCTATGCTTATAGTACCAAGTACAAAGGGCACTTCGGTGGGTGCAACCTTCCAGTGAGAGGGTGACCTGTGCCATTTCCAGTTCACCCGAAGCCTTTCACAGACTTGAGTGGGCTAGACCTATCCAAAACGCTTGCGCGCAAGCTGATCCCTGTTGCGGATCATCTTAGGGACTTGCGTACAAAATTCGGAATGCGGCCCTATGAAGTCCACATTGTCCGAACGCGCTGGACAGGTGGCGAGCGCGGGGTCGGCGAGGAGTTTACGGAGTACGACGTAGCGATACTGCCGACTCCTAGGATCGCTGACTTGACAGGGCTTGCCGACATTGTGAACCCTGTGGGCCTTGACGAGTTTGGCCCTGTGATCCTTGATGAGGTGAGTGGAAGATACACAGAAGACCAACTGACTGGCAACCATGATGACGGGACACCTTCTACAGAAGATGAGAACTTCTTCTACGAGGTGGTCTTTCCTATGCCAGATGGGATGTCTGGCAACGTCGAACGCAGAAGGTTCTTTCCTGCTTCAGCGCCTCATTACACAGCAGGGAAATTTGAGTGGGTCATCAGGCTTGAGCGCACGCGCTCCGACCGGGCTCGCGGAGATTCATCACCATGAACAGGGTGGTCAAGATCGACGCGAAAGACTATTCTGCCTATCTGCGAAACATCGCAACGGCAGAGATCCCAAAAGCTATTGAGCGTGGCTGTCTGTCTGGGGCTTTGCGCTGCATACCGATCGTCCAGCGCTCCACTGAGACAGCACCTCCAGCCAACCCAGCCGGAAAGGGGGTAGGGGGTGCATTCAACTATGGGGATTACAAACGCGCTTGGAAGGCTACACCAACCAAGGGCGGAGCAGCTGTTTTCAATGATCGGCTATATGCAGCAGTCATTGAAGAAGGCAGACGCGCAGGAGCCAAGATGCCTCCTTCTGACCCAGACGTGATTGCTCATTGGGTTCAGAGACACCTAGGCAAGTCGAAGAAGGAAGCCAAGCAGCTCAGCTTCGTCATTCGGCGTGCTATCAAGGCACGTGGACTCAACCCAAGGCGCGTCCTTGCACGTGCGATCCCAGAGATGGACAAAGCTGTAGACGAGGAGATCATCCGGGAGCTGGAGGCAGCCTACTGATGACGATACCTCCTTCACTGCTTCCTGTCCGAACAGGCACACGGGTCATCCTCGATCCTGGTGACAAGCCCGTCTACAGCATTGTCCAGGAGACAGATGCACGCACAGCAATCGCACGTGGGCTGAAGGAGTACATAGAACAGCTTGAATGGAATGCGTATGGTGGGCGTTTGCTCCGCTTCAAGCACGTCTATGACACGTGGCCACAGTCGGAAGAGAAGGCTGAGTACCCGAGCGCGGCTGTTGCAGCAGTAGGGAAAGGGAACTACGACGCTTCCAGGTTGACGCCTGGAGCGTATGAGTCGACAGTTGAAGGGAAAGCACTGATCAAAACAAGCGAGATGACAATAGACGTTCAGTTGGGGATATGGGCCACAGACACGAAAGAGCGGATGTGGCTTGTTGCGATGCTTGAAGACAAGCTATCACCGACTGACTTCATGTACGGTTTGCGCTTGGAGCTTCCGCACTACTTTGGAGCACGAGCAACATACGAGCCTTTCGACATGGCGTACGACGATTCTCCAGAGAACGCCATGAAGAGATCTCGTCTGGCGACTATCACGCTGCATGGGGCTATGTCTGTCCTTCGACTCGCACAGCTGCCTGGGATGCGACCCATGCCTGGAACGCAAATTGTCGAGCAGGACTCTGATTTTGAGGTTCCTGGAGATGGGGTCACACAGGTCTTTAGAGGTCAAACGGGTTGATGTAGTATCTAGGTTTGGAGGTGCACTGTGTCGGGATTCATTAGAAGATACCCCTACTTTCCAGGTTTGGACGTCATTGCATTGATCGAAGGTGCTATCGTCATTGATGCGCCTCCTCCTGGACAGATTCAGGGCGTTTCAACAGGAGTGGCTTGCCTTGTGGGTGAGTTTGCAGACATGACGTACGGTGTCTCTGTTGACTCAGCTGGAGCAGTGACCACCAAGCCACAGCCCATTGAAGTGTTTTCCAGCCAAGACATGCTGAACAAGGTTGGTGGTTGGGACGAGACCCTTGGCGAGTTTGGAGTGAGCGGAGGGAATGGGTTTGCGGCTCTCCGGAACAAGATGTTCTCCAGGCTCATACTCGTACCGATCAACCTGTGCAGCTCGAAGGGCATTCGCTTGTTCAGGCAGCTTGCCACGAACAAGAGCGCCACAGACCCGACGCCCGTTGTGCCTGTCCAAGGTGCAACAGTTGCAGCGGGACGTGAGTTCAAGAGTGGTGTGAACAGAGCACGCATCGGGCAAGCAATTGCTTTCTCTTCTGACCAAGCATACGAAAGCGGCGTTGATGGAGCGGTGACCGCGGCGGGCGCTCCTGCTGCAACACAGTCATTCGGCTCTGCGGGTGCTTCTTTCCTTACAGTGCAGCGACCGGATGGGAAGGTTGGAGTCAAGATCGGTGACGTGGTTGTCATCGGCCAGATTGGTGGAGCGCTTGGGCTGGGCTCGAATGCTGCAACGTACCGTGTCCACTCTGTCACCAGTGCAGTAGCTCTCGTCTTGGAGAAGCTGGACGGATCGACGTTCGATTGGGTGACGACGGTAGCTTTGCCTTGGCGCATTCACGCTGGAGCTGCTGCTGACTCTGCTCCAGAAGGCAATGAGATCACGATGGTTGGAGGGTACGACGTTCCTGCACGTCCTCTCGACGCAATCATACCAGTTGACACGATCCTCGCGCCGACTGTTGTTCCTCCAGCCCCAGCAGCAACTTCATGGGACTTGCTTTCCGGGCTTGGTGCACGAACCCAATCAGTTGATGGTCTGATTTACACTGCG